AAAGAAACTAGAGATATGACTAGAGCCCAAGTATTGAAAGCGGCATTTAGAGTGTTGACTTTAAAACTTGGTAGAGCAAAAGTCCCTATGGTCATTACCAATCACACTTATGATGTTGTAGGTGCTTACATGCCAACTAAAGAAATGGGTGGCGGTAGTGGTCTTAAATATGCGGCATCAACAATTGTGTATCTATCTAAAAAGAAAGATAAAGAAGGCACTGAAGTTGTAGGTAATATCATACATTGTAAAACTCAAAAGAGCAGACTATCAAAAGAGAATATGATGGTAGATGTAAGATTGCGATATGAAACTGGTTTAGATAAATATTATGGTTTACTTGACTTAGCAGTGAAACATGGTATATTTAAACAAGTGTCTACAAGAATTGAATTACCAGATGGTACGAAGCAATATGCCAAATCTATTTACAATGAACCAGAAAAGTATTTTACTGACGATGTTATGTCACAATTAGACGAAGCGGCAAAAAGAGAATACAGTTATGGCAATCCCGAAGTATAGTTACATGGAAAACAGTAAGAGTGATCTTACAGGTTTTCTTATACAAGAAGGAAAGTTTGAGGGTGTTATGTATACTTATGGTAAAGTAACACCTATAGAAGAAAATGATAAGTTACGATTAAAGTTTGAATATAATGTACATGAAAATCCAAACGAGTGTAATACAGACAACGATGATTTCATAAACGTTATAGGCGATATATTGGCACTAGAAGTAGAGAAGGACACAGATGGTAACAGCGGAAAGAATAGAGAGAACAACACTTAAAAATTTATTATACAACGAAGACTATACTAGAAAAGTATTACCGTTTCTAAAACCAGAATACTTTGAAGACCGTAGTGAACGTATTGTATTCTCAGAAATACAAAAGTTTATTGATCAATATAATAAACGACCTACAAAAGAAACTTTACAGATTGATATTGGTAAACGTAAAGACTTAAATGAAGACGAATATAAACGTATTGTTGAGTTAATCTCTACACTAAACAAAGAAGAAATAGATTTAGATTGGTTAGTAAATACAACAGAAAAGTTTTGTAAAGACCGTGCTGTTCATAATGCTGTTATGGACGGTATACATATATTAGATGGAAAAGATAAAAAACATACTCCAGAGGCTATACCAGAAATATTACGGGACGCTCTATCTGTTAGTTTTGATCGTAACGTTGGCCATGATTACCTATCTGATATAGAACGTAGATTTGATTTCTATCATAAGAAAGAAAACAGAATACCATTTGATTTAGATTACTTTAATAGAGTAACAAAAGGTGGTTTGCCCACTAAAACTCTCAATGTTGCTTTAGCAGGTACTGGTGTTGGTAAAACTTTATTCATGTGTCATCAGGCCGCTAGTGCTTTAGCACAAAACAAAAATGTTTTGTATATCACTATGGAAATGGCAGAAGAACGTATCGCTGAACGTATAGATGCTAATCTACTTAATATCTCTATGGAAGATTTACATATGTTGAATAGAAAACTATTCAATGATAAGATTACTTCTCTACAATCTAAAACTACAGGCACATTAATCATCAAAGAATATCCAACTGCTAGTGCTGGTGTTAATCACTATCGAGCATTAGTCAATGAGTTGGCACTTAAAAGAACTTTCAAACCAGATTTAATCTTTGTTGACTATATCAATATATGTGCGTCTAGTAGATTTAAACCTGGTAGTAATGTGAACTCATATACCTATGTCAAAGCAATCGCTGAAGAAATGCGTGGTCTTGCTGTAGAACTAGATGTACCTATTGTAACAGCAACACAAACAACTAGATCTGGTTTTGTATCTAGTGACATTGGGTTAGAAGACACTTCAGAAAGTTTTGGTTTGCCCGCTACTGCTGATTTTATGTTTGCCTTAATTAGTAGTGAAGAATTAGAACGAGCAGGTCAAATGTTAGTCAAACAATTAAAGAACAGATATAATGACCCAACAGTAAATCGTAAATTTATTATTGGTGTTGATAGAGCAAGAATGAAATTGTTTGATATTGAACAACAGGCACAAAACTTAATACAACCAGAACAGGAGAAATATGTCGAACACAACCTTGAAAAGACGGAAGAAAGTCCAGAAGAAAAGTACAAGAAGTTCCAAAACTTCAAGTATTGAGTATTCTGTAAAGACTAAACGTAAGGGCAAGTCTTATGAGTTCGCTGTCGTTGAGAACAAAGAAAGAACAGTGAAAGTCTTTAATTTTAGAGAAAAAGCAAAAGAATTTGCGGAATGGCATAATAAACATCAAGTCTGGCAAGTAAATGGGGGTATACCAAACTTTCTCATTGACTAAATAGTTATTTTAGTATATGAATGGGAGTTATGATAGACTTAATAGAAGGCAAGAATACGCATTTAGAACATGCGGAAGACGATATAATCAATAATGGTTACGATGGTGGTGTAAATGCTATCAACTTTTTATCGTCATTAAAAGACATGTTATCTGGATCTAGGTCCAGTAAAGTCAATGTATCTGTTAAATGGGATGGCGCACCAGCGATTGTTTGTGGTCCAGATCCACGTGACGGCAAATTCTTTGTTGGCACAAAAGCAGTATTCAATAAAAATCCCAAAGTCAATAAATCAATACAAGATATAAGAAACAATCACACAGGTGAATTACAAAATATTCTCCGTGAATGTTTACAATATTTACCATCATTAGGCATAAAACAAATATTACAAGGTGATTTGATGTTCACATCATCTGGTAAAAAGATGTCAACATACAAAGATAGTAGTGGTAAATCTGAACAAATGATTTCTTTTCAACCTAACACCATTGTCTATATGGTGCCAGAGAATACACCGTTTGGTCGTAAGATAGCAAGATCAAAACTTGGTATCGTATTTCATACAACATACACAGGTAAATCTTTTGATAAGATGAACGCTAAGTTTGGTGCTGACGTATCTAAACTAAGAAGATCACCAAGTGTGTGGTTTGATGATGCTTCATATAAAGATGTATCTGGTAATTCACTAATGACAATAGGTGAAAGTCAACAACTACAAAAACTATTAAACATGGCACAAGGTAGTTTAGGTAAAGGTAAAGAACTACTTAACAAAATCAAAGTAGAAAAAAATCCATTATCTATTGGTGTACAACTCAAAGCATATCTAAACAGTTTTATACGTGCCGCAACTGATCTACCATCTACAAAAGAAACAGCAACTAATTTCAAATCATTCTATGGTGAGAGAACACAGAAAGAAATAGATAGAGTAAAAACAGAAAAAGCAAAAGAGAAATATCAAACAATACAAGATACTGGTCTTAAATTTATTGATGATCATCAAACAAGTATATACATGGCATGTGCTACATACAAAACTTTACAGACAGCAAAGAAGATGATTATTGATAAACTTAATAAAGCAAAATCTATAGGCACATTTGTAAGAGATGGCAATGGATTAAAAGCAACAAATCCAGAAGGTTATGTAGCAGTAGATAAAAAAGGTAAAGCAGTAAAACTAGTTGACAGATTAGAGTTTAGTATAGCGAACTTTACAACTGGTAAGAACTGGGAAAAGGGGGCAAGAAGTGTTAACATTTAAACAGTGGTTAGAAGATGTACGAAAAATGCCAGGTGGTGGTTACGGTGTATATGCTGATAAATTTAAAAACAAAAAAAGAGTGTTGACACCAGGTGGTAAACATGCTAAAGAACTAAAGAAAGTTTATAAGAATGAAAAAGATGCTAACGATTACATGGCGGCAATAATGATTGCGAAAGGTGGTGGTTGATGTTTACATTCAAAGAATTTACAGAAAAGAAAAAGTGTCCGCCAGGATATAAGTACGATGAGAAACTTAAAGTATGTGTACCTAAATTTAGAAAGTACGCTTACTATGGTAGAATAGGACCAGGGCCAAAACAAGAACCACAAAATACAAGTGGTGATCAAGGTAATGGCAACAGCAATGGTAATGGTAACGGTGCGAATGGTAATGGCAATGGTGCTACACCAGGTAATGGTGGTAATGGAAATGGCAACGGAGGGGGCGAGTAATGAGTTTGTGGAAAAATATTCATAAGAAAAGACAAAGAATAAAACAAGGGTCTGGTGAGAAGATGAGAAAACCAGGCACTAAAGGTGCGCCAAAAGCAAGTGATTTTAAAACTGCTAGAGGTGAAAGTGTAAAGATTAAATCATTTAAGGAATTTAATGAAGACAATTAAAGAACTATTAAGAAAGGGCGTAGGACGAAAGCAAACCGTAGTGTTTGCCTTTGGTCGTATGAACCCACCAACGATAGGTCATCAAAAATTAATTGATAGAGTTATCACTATGGCAAAAAGGTTGAAAGGTCTACCTGTGCTATATGTGAGTGCCACTCAGGATCGTAGAAAAAATCCATTGAGTGTGAAACAAAAGATTGACTATCTTAAAAAGATGTATCCAGTAGGTTTACAAATTTTACCAGCGACAGGCAGAGAACGAACATTTATGGAAATATTGAAAAATAGATTTGACAAAAAATATACAGATGTCTATATGATTGCTGGTAGTGATAGGGTCGCAGAATTTAAAAGATTAACGAAACAATATAATGGTAAGGACTATAACTTTGATACAATTGAAGTAGTGAGTGCTGGGGCAAGAGACCCAGACGCAACTGGTGCCTCAGGCATGAGTGCCAGTAAGATGAGAGATTTTGCTATGAGAAATGACTTCAAAAGTTTTAGAGCAGGACTTATCGCAGGCACAAGGGAGAATGACGCCATGAAATTATTTAAAGACTTAAAAAAAGGTATGGGAGTAAACGAAGAAATACTACCACCTAGTGACAACGATGAATTGAAAGATATTAGAGAACAGTACCACAACAATGAAATTTATTTAATGGGTGAAAAGATTGAAGTATTATCAAATCGTAATGTGGGTACAATTATTAAACGTGGACCAAATTATGTTCAATATGAAATGGAAGATGGTGGTGTAGAGAAAGCATTTTTAGATGATATACAACCAGCAGAGATTATTGATACAGAATTACAGACAGAAAACGTTGACAAGAAAAAACTAGTATTACAAAAGAATAGCAAACAACTAAAATCATTTTCATCATTTGAAGAAGAAATTAAACAAAACAAAGACAATGATAGTGCGAAAGATCAGCAACAAAAAAATACAGACGATGAAGAAAAAGAAACTGAAAAGGCAACAAAGAAAAGAGAAAGAAAGTTACCAATTGAAACACCTGGTCAACCTAAGATTGCTAACGTAAATACTTGGACACAAGGACCTGATCAAGCAGATCAAATCAAAACAATGAGAACTTTCAATATCAAAACACCTGGTCAAGTAAGAGACTATGGCACTTTAGTTGGTACG